AGATAACTTCATGATGGAATCTGGATACTACAGTGTATTTGATGATGGAGTAACAGCAGACATCAAACAGGACGGAAATGTAGTGTATACAGCTACAGACTCTAATGAGTGCGAAGTACAGATTTTCTTCGAGATCACAATAGATAACGGAGAAGATGAAGCAGAAGAAGCATTTTACTTAAAAGTAACAGATGTGCAGGAGCTCTAAGATGAGAATAAAATGGTTAAAAATGCAGGGTAAGACGGTATATGGGTTCAAAATATTAGAAGTCCGCAGAGAAAATAACATTACAATGGTCAAAGTTGTTTGTCCTATCTGTGGTAAAATATATACAATAAGGGCAGATTATCTCAAATATAGAAAGAGCTGCGGTTGCTTAACAAAACCGTATGAAATAGAGAAAGGTAAAAAAATAGCAGAAGAAGCAAAAAAACAGTGTATAGATGGTACTAGCATCAGAAGCCTAACAACGAAAATATCAAAAGCGAATAAATCTGGTATAAAAGGTGTACATTGGGACAAAAAAAGAAACAAATGGGCGGCACAAATAACATTTAAAGGAAAAAATCATTACTTAGGAAGATACGATAATAAAGAAGATGCAAGAGAAGCAAGAGAGAAAGCCGAAAAAGAAATGTTCGGAAAATTTCTGGAAGAGCATAAAGAGTATGTAAAGGATAAAAAGGATAAGAAAAACTGAAAGCTAATAAAAAATATGGAAAGATGGTAAAAGAATTAAATAAAAAGAGTGTAAACAAAGTCACTTCCCACTATGGTATAATTATCTTAGATAATAACCATAGTCGGGAGGTGTCTTTTTTGATTGTAAATAAATTAAAGAATTGCTGTAACGATTGCGTACACTGCGAGATCGTTACAGAAACAAAGAGAAGAGCAATCCCAGAGAACAAACACTATCCGACAGAGGGATTATGTACTGCATTAAGGATAACGACAAGAGACGAATAAGAGACAGATGGCTGACGGTATGTGATGATTACAAGACAGCAAGACCGACAACAAAGGCATATGAGAGATAATAACAGAGAGGATGTGAAAAGATGAATCTAAATAGAATTATGAGAAAACTACAAAAAGCAATAGTATCAAATGGATTTGTAATAAGTTTGGATACAACACAATTCTATTCAGAGGACCAGAAGAGAATGATAACAATGTACATCCTGTCTATAAAAGCATATGAGAATACAAGAAAAGGTTGGAAAGACACACGGTATGAGATACTAAGAACTGCATCACAAGTGGATGTAATTAAATGCTTGTCTGATATATGGGCAAGTATACGAGAAAGGAATGAGCAAATAAATGCGAGATGAACTTACACAGAAGCAAAGAACATTTGCTCATGCATGGATAGAAAACGGTGGGAATGATTATCAAGCGGCAATAGATGCGGGATATTCGCAAGCAACAGCAAAGAACGCAAGAAAGAACATCTTGGAAAAACGTGGAGTAAAGGAATATATTGCTAAACTACAAGCCGACTTAGACAAAGAAAAAGGGTTTGATATTATGAGTCTTGCAGACATACAGCGGAGACGGTCGATGATCGCCACTGGTGCGTTGCAAGATTCTTTTGGATTTACCCCAGACTTTCCAGACCAACTAAAAGCCATGAACGACTTAGAAAAGGCTTTGACAGTGCAGGCAAAGGAAGAGGAAGAGAAGAAAGCGAGAGAAGAAGCATTAAAGAATAAGACATATCACATGGACCTTGATATAATCCCCGATGTGTTTCACCCGATGATTCGAGATGTACGAAACCATAGGCATACAGAATATGTATTGCCGGGGGGACGTGGTTCTGGTAAATCCTCAACAATCCCCAACATCATTACAGAGTTAATGAGAAACAACCATGACATCCATTGCCTTGTTGTGAGAAAAGTATATAACACTGTAAAGGATTCTGTATTTGCTAAAACTAAATGGGCAATAACAAAACAGGAGTTCTCGGAAAAAGATTATAAATATACAAGCTCTCCGTATGAAATCACAATGAGAGACACAGGACAGAAGATATTCTTTCGTGGTGCTGACGATAAAGAAAAAATAAAGTCGATAGCACCAGATTTTGGATACATAGCGATTGTGTGGTTTGAGGAATTAGACCAGTTCGCAGGACCAGAAGAGATACGAAATATAG